TAGACAAACAAGGTTTAATTCTTGCTGGTGCTGACCGAGCTTTACGGGAGATGATTTCTATCTTCCGCGATGATCCCATTGAGGGACCACTCCAGGAAGCTTCCATGGGCGTTTGGACTAAGATCCTGTCAGAAGAATCGTAAGGCTAATTGCGCTAAGCTACGGGCATGGTAGCAACTAGCATCTATTCTGTATATCGGCGGACTGCTCGTGCTGCGGCACAAAAGCGTGTCGTAAAACAAACAAGTACTGTCGACATTGAAAGAGCCAGGACAGATTTTGGTTATTTTTGTGAAGTTGTTGGCGATAAACCACCGGCAGATCACCACAAGGAGTGGCACAAATATCTTTGTACTGATGAGAACAGCGAATGTTTAATTGGTATTGCCGGACCCAATGTAGATATTTTGGCACCAAGGGGTAGTGCCAAATCCACGGTTTTAGGTCTATTCACTGCCTGGGCAATTGGAATACACGCTTTACACAAAAAACCTCTCAAAATTCTGTATATCTCTTACACCGTTGACGTTGCTCGTCCAAAAAGTGCAGCTATTAAACGAATCATTGAAGAAAGCAAAATTTACGGAGAAGTTTTTCCAACCGTAAAAATTGCAAAAGGTATCAACTCCAACGAATATTGGAGCATTGACTGGAAATTTGCAGGGATTAAATCTACCGGTGAAGAGGAATTTACTGTATGTTGCGCAGGTTTGAAAGGCGCCGTGACCTCAAAGCGTTCACATCTTTGCATTATTGATGACGCGATCAAATCTGCTGATGACATCAAAAACAGAGACATTCGTGCCGCGATGGAAGATAACTGGAATTCAGTTATTGTTCCTACAATGTTTGAAGGTGGCCGAGCAATTTGTCTTGGTACCAGATTTAGACATGATGATATTCATAACACCACTTTCATCCCGGCAAATGATTGGATTCAAATTGTTCAATCAGCCATCACAATCGATGAGCAAGGGGAGGAGCTGTCTTATTGGCCTGCACTTTGGTCTTTGGATTATTTGAGGGATCGTCGTAGGCAGGCCCCAATCGCATTTAGTTTTCAATATCAAAATCAAATTGTACAAACCAGTGAGCTATCGCTGTCTCCCGATTTAATTGTTAAAGGTACAATTGCCACCCAATTTGATTCTTTGGGTGTCGGCGTTGATTTGTCGGCAGGCATTCGAGAGCAGAATGACTATACCGTGTTTACGATGGGTGGTCGTGTTGGCGACAGAATTCACATCATCGATTGCAAACGAATTCGAATGATGGGAAACCTAGAAAAACTTGAGGCATTAATGGAAATGATGGAAGAGTGGGGTGTCGTTCATAAAGACAACAATCGTTACTTCCCCACTGGCAGTAATATTGACATCTGGTCTGAAGCGGTTGCATATCAAGCTTCGCTTGAGGCAGACTTCAAACGGATTTGCCTTGGGGACCACGGACTTTATAACATGAATTGGCACGCGATCAAGGGATTCCGTGGTGACAAAGTGGCAAGATTCCGTGGCATCATGGGCTTGTTTGAGCAGCGAAAAATTATCTTCAATAAGTACAGGCGTTTTGGTTATCTGCAAGATGAGATCGTGAATTTTGGTGTCAGCTCTCACGATGACTGCGTTGATTCACTGGTTTGGTTGTGCAACGGTTTAATGACCAGAGGGAAGCTTCAGTTGGAGTTCTAGGTCAGATTACGTGGTATAAAGTATTTTGGACCTAGACTTATAAAATCACCCAATGTCCACCAGCTACTACAACGTCGAACTTGAACAGGATGTGTACGGCTCTGCCGTAATTCCGCTCCCCGACGAATTGTGTCATGACATGGCACTTCAACCTAACGAGCGATTTGAACTCGAAGTTGAAGATGACGTAATTACACTAAAACGCATTGCTGTTGGCTACGATATTGACGAGTAATCCCTAACCAACCATGAGCGACGGCAATAAAACTGTCCTTGACGACATTCTTAAGGCGGTCATAACTCGCGATGGTAGCGGCCCCGCAGACACGATGCTCGTCAACGCGCATCTTGGGCAGATGCGGATGTTTGGTATCCGACAAGGCGTTGAATTTTATCCAGAACAAGACAACCTCGGAACTCAACGGTTTGATTTTATTCAACAAGTAATCAAGTTCAACAAACTTGATGCTCGCTTAGATTCGATTTGGGATCGCTTCTTATGCTATGGAAGAGGCCTGTTTTATATTCGTCCTACTAAGAAAACATATCGGCTTTATTGGTTCGATAAAGATTCGTATCGAACCTATTATTCACCAGATGGTGAACTAGAAGAAGTTATCATCATTTATCCATACAAAGTACGGTCCACCCGTGGTTTTCAGGGTGTTGGTCTAAACACGGATAAGCGCTACATGCGGCTTCGCATTACTGCTACTGAGATTGAAGAGTTTCACAGCGAGCAAGAAATTACATTTGATATGCCAACCATGGAGTTTGGCGTATTTGACAAAAAAACCGTTGTCAACACAATGGAATTTATACCATGTGTTGAGGTTTTTAATAATCCAGATGCTTTTGGCACCGATGGAGCTGGAGAATTTGATTGGATGGCAAACCAAATCATCGCTCATGATGAGATGGTTAAAAATATCCGTGCCAACTTATCTTTCTTTGGGAATCCCACTCTTCTTTCGTCGAGACCTAAGCAAGACATCGTTGAAAGCGGGGATACCGATGTTGCACAACGTCCCAGTATTTCCAGTCAATCTGGTTTTCAGTCTGAATTTTTTCTTTCAAGTTCTACTTATAAGCAGGATAACGTAAATAGGCAACCTCCTGGCTACATTGGTAAACCAGGAAGTGGCATGAGGGTGCCCCGCGTCATCGCCAACCTGGAGCCAACAGATCGGGTTGGTTTTATTACACCTAATGCTGTAAGCACTGATCAGGCTAGGTACGCAGAGCAGTTAAGGAGTGAGATCCGACTGGCATTGGGTGGTATTGATGATTTAAGCATTACAAACGTTACCGCTACTGAAATTAAATCGGCATATGGTCGCGTTAGTGCAACAGCAAAGAAGAAATGCTTGCAGCTCTATACGTATGGTATTTGCAAGTGTTTTGAACTAATGATTTTTCAGGAAGAACAAATCTTCCGGAAATCATTGGCTTATGCCTCTGGGATTAAATACCCTGCCCCACCTCAAGACCCGGACGATGAGGCTTCCGTTTTAAAATACGAAAAACAAAAATCAACTTACGAAAAGAAACTTCAAAAAGCTATTGATACTGCGCTTGAAACAAGAGAAATTCCTGACGGAGTTTTAGGTTTAGCTCCAGATGGCGATCGTACTGTTGCCTGGCGCTGGATGGGGCCTGTTTATGAAGACACTGCACAAGATAAATTAAACCAGTCTATTTTCACCCGAAACCTGCAAGAGTTAGGGGTTGATAGCATTGAAGCACTGAAGTATTTGTTCCCTTCAAAAACGGATGACGAAATCGCGGGCATGCTCTCGGGGTTCCCATTCCGGATGGTGGGGGAAGTACAGAGGGCCTACTCCGCATTTATTGACCTTGTCAATTTAGAAATGCGGACACCACATCCGCAGCAACCGAATTTACCGATGGCTGCGGATCCAAGACTTGATCTTACCCCCTTCCTTTACCGAACTCTCGAAAGCCTACAAAAAGAGGTAACCTATGCAGGCCGATACCGCAATGCCGACCCAATCGGCACCCCAAGTATCCCCGACCCAGCCGACCAGCTACGCGGCTCCAATGACCCAGACGGCGGCCCAAGCTCCGGCGGTGGCGACCAACTCTCAATGGGTGGCGCCTTACCAGCAGATGGTGGCCCCCGCCCCGCAAACCCAGGCCCAGATGGGGGTCCCCAGCTACCCATCAGCCCCTACAGCGTTTTACCCCCAAGCACCCCAGGCAGCCCCACAAGCGGCACCTCAGGCGGAGAATCCTTACAAGGAGGCGTTCAATCGGGTGGTGGGGCTCCTGAGTTCGCCCGTCCAATTCCCCTTCCAGGGTCAACAGTCGGCAGTGACTCAACCGGTAAACCCGGCCAGTTACGCTTCCCAACAGGCTCCCCAGTACAACAACGCGGGGATGCCGACCTCTATGCCTGGGACCAACAACAACCAGGCTTACTCCAACGCTTATTCCCAACCTTCACAGGAAATCAGCCAGGACCAGCTTCTGGCAAACGGAGTAAGCCCGCAAAGTCTTGAGGTTATTAATTATTTTGGCGCGGACGTTCCCGCCATCCTTAATAGCTATGCTTGCCAGCTGGAAGATGCGCTGATTCAAACCAATCAGCAACTCATGGAATCTGTGGGTCTTCTTCAGGAGCTTTCGAATGAGCACCGTGCTTATGAGACCATCCTGACAGATCCCGATGTCCTTGCCGACTATACCTGTGAGTTCTTCGGTGAGAATGGCCCCTATCCGATTCCCGATTCGGAAATTGGTTATGCCCCCGCTCAACAAGGTCAAGCTGTTGGTCAACAGTACCAGCGTCCGGCCGCTCCTCAGCGCCCTGAGATGCCTGTTCCTCCTCAACCTCAAGCGCAAGGCAATCCCATGGATTTCTGGAATAGCTTCGGCTCTCTGGCTGATCGGGATCCTTCGAATGCTTGGCGCTATCTGAATGCTGCTCAGTCTAATCCCGAAGTCTTCCGCCAGAAGCTTCTGGTGATGGAGTGATTATCGGTATTCTGAATAAACGCCATTTATCAGAAAAATAAGTAAATGTAAAATAAGGGGTAGCAACAGCTGCCCCTTTTATTTGTAATATTTATGACTGCTAAAAAGGAGAGCGCTGGTAAACGAACTGAGCAGTTTTTGGCGAAGATTGGTACCGCTGGCGGCCCAATTGGCTCTCCATTTCTTTTTAGTTTTGGTGCCGGTAATCTAATGCAACAAGTGCAAGCCGGTATGGTCGACGAGTATGCACCAATTAGAGCGCGTGGTGTCGCCCCTAAAATTGGGAATCCTAATGCTCCGCAGCCCCCGATGCCTAGCGACTTGGATGCGGCTTATTTAAAGTTAAATCTCCCTGGGTCCCCGCTTCCAAGAAACGGCCTCATGGCTGCTCAATTTATTGATTCAGCTGAATATACGCAAGATGCAATTGTTGCCAATGAGCAGCGTATGTTTAGTCAATTCATGCCGATGACTGGACAACTCCCGATGGGCATTCAACCCCCTATGCCTCAAAAGAAAGGTGGCCGCTGATGGACAAATCTAAAGCTAAAAAAGCTGTCAAAAAATCTGAATCTCGGAAACAAATGGCAGAAGCTGCCAACATGATGGCAACTATGCAAGCAGCTGCAGCCGGGGCTGGCATCGATCCTGAAATTCAATCCCCACAGATTGATATGCAACCACCGACTGTCAATCCATATCACGCAATGGGTTCGATGGCTCCGATGATGTATGCCCCAGGGAACATGCTGCCAGGATACAATTTTCCCGTGATGGTAAATCCGGAAGCTTAATTTCAAAAGTTATTAATCCGGATTGATAAATTGTTGCTATAATTTTTCTAGTGGAGCTTTTGTTCCATTTTGTAGAGGATACTTGTCCTCGGGTATCAGCTAAACCTACGCTGAGTAACCAACATGTTTATCGATAACGATTTCCCGAAGCTGCTGGGCGCGGAGCTGTACCGTCCCCACCCAGCTTACATTGTGGAGATGGCAGCTGAGCCTGTCGTCGTCCATGATTTCACCAAACAGCCCGGTCAAACCGTTCAGTTAGACCGGTATCGTTTTTGGGGCAACCCTGGTACCAAGACTCAGCGTGAGCGCACCCAAGACCAAACGATTGGTACGGCCAACAGTCGCTCCATCGTTAAGGACAAGGTGCTTGTGTCTCTGCGTGAGTACACTGGCCCTGCTGACCCGAACAACGCTAACCTCCCGAGCACCTTTAAGATCGCTCGTGAGACCCTGATGACCGCTCAGCGCCTTCTGCTGGACACCGGGAACCTTAACATGTTCCACCAGTCCATCGGTTCGCTGACCCTGCTCGATGACTATCGTCGTTGGCGCGATCGCGTTTTCCTCGACGAGTTTTCGAAATCTGAAGCTCGCGGCGCGGCTTCGGATACCCAAGGCGGTTACTATTACCCCAACGGCAAAGTTAAGACTGGTTCGACCACTCTGACTGCCTATACCGCTACTGAGTACGCTTCCGAGCGTTACAAGTTTAACGTCAAGACCGACCTGCTGGAAGTTGTCAAGCAACTCCGCAAGCGGAACACCCCCGTGTTTGCTGACGGTTACTACCGTTGTATCGCTGACCCCTCTTTCATGAAGGATCTGCGTGCTGACCAGGGCTTCCGTGAAGTGGCTCGCTATCCTGGCATGGGCCAACCCAATCCTCTGATGGGTTCCATGGCTCCTAACGCTGCCATCTATGGTGGTGGTCAGTATGGCCAGGCTCAGTTTGTGGCTGGCGAACCGGTTATGCCTTCTGGCTTCGTGTTTGAAGGTGTTCGTTTCTTCGAGTCCACTAACTTTGCTGAAAAGTCCATCACTGTTGACATTGGCGACGGTGCTGGTGCTATCTCTCACACCACTCCTCCCGCTCTGTTCTTCGGCCCTCAAGCCGTTGGCGTGGGTATCGGCGGTCCTAACGCTCAGGTTCTGATCAATAACAACGACGACTTCAGCCGCTTCATCATCCTGATTTGGCAGCTGTACGCCGGTTTCGCGAACCTGAACAAGGACTTCGTGACTGCCGCCTTCACCATCGTTTGAGGATAGGAGGTAACTAACAATGGCTGCTTACAAAGAAGAAGCCGGTGCTATTCTCCAGCCCGGTAATCAAATCAACCGCCTGTCTTCGTATAACACCGAGGGTGTGTACGGCTGGCCCGGTGTTGAAGCGTTCGAACTGATCGGTTATGCCAAGGTTGATAACCTGGCTGCCGATAAAGCTTCTTACAAGAGCTTCGACATCATCGTTCCTTCGCCTGATCGTCGTCCTGACGACCGTGTCCGTGACAACCGCACCTCGCTGGTTGTTCAAGCTAGCTCGGCTCGCCCTGCCTATGTGTATGGCGCTTCGATCGCTATTGCGCAGGACTACCCCGCTGGTGGTCTGGCTGGCTTCCCCGCTTCGCCTGTGACTGCTGATATCGGTGGTACCTCCACCGAAGGTCTGCTCCTCGGCCCCAACAACGCTGGCGCTCCTTTCGGCGTGCCTTCGACCCAAGCCAATGGTCTTGCTGCTGCAAGCTCCATTATCAGTGCTACCAGCTCCCTGTTTGCTCAGGGCCTGACTGATACCACTGTGGCTGACCTGCCGTTCTGGACCGCCGTTACCACCGCTGGTATCGACGACCAGGATGCTGCCAACTCGATGTTCTACAAAGTTACGTCGGATACCACCTTTAAGGTGTTCAACGTTAACGCTGTGACTTCGACCACCGTTGACGGTGATGGCGTGTTCATCAGCTCGACCGATAAAGATGCTGGTAAGGCCG